CCCCGGCAAGCAAACCGGCAGCCGAACCGCCGATGGATAATTTTGATGATGATATTCCATTCTAAAGAGTAAAATAAACAATCAAAAGGGTCTGATGTTATTTCAGACCCTTTATCATTTTTGTGGCATAAAGTCGGTGTATTTTTAGCGCAAAAGTGCGGTCATTTTTCTGTGCGTTTTTCCAACTTAAATATCGAAAATTTTGACCGCAGTTTTTTATCGTAATAAGAAAATAGCGCATTTTAGGACGCAATTACGCAATCACCGGATACTGCGACATTTCCAACGTAAGAGGGTTTTGGTAAGGCGTTTGCTTATTGATTAATCCTTGGGAAAATTGGCACAAGCGTGGACGCTTGCGCTATCGGGGGGGCTCCATATTGTAGATCCCTGTCCTGCAACAGCCCGAATGCAATTTTTTGTCGTTCATCTGGTGGAGGAAAATGAGATTTATATTGTCCGAACATTTCGTCACGGAAGGTTTCGCCTTTGGCATCGAACATCAATAGTTGGATCATTTGTTAGAAACTATCCGACAAGCCAAAGAACATTAAGTTTGTGTTATAAAAATAGCACCGCATTGGAGCCTTTTCCAATGCGGTGCTATTTTGTGAGGTCATTTTAGCTTTGTGCAACAGCCACATAATTTCGAGACATCGAGCCGTACTTTTATATCTTATTTAATGACGGTAATTTTCCATTTAGCATCATCGATTTGTTCAAAATCAGTTACTTCGTAACCCTCTTCTGCCGCCCGTCTATGATTTCAGGCGTTGTGTTAAAAAACATTCTTCGCTCCTCTCTGAATTAGCCAAATTTTTACCCGGAATAAGAACACATCCTCTCGCAATCTCATGTCGCTATATCGTTTGAAATGATAGATCAGATAAAACGCAGTCAAATTGATTATTGCCGACCAAAATAAAAAATCGTTCATAGTGACCCCATAAAACAAAACCGCACATAAGGGTGCGGTAAAGTTGATTTCGGGAAATCTCTGGAAATTTCCCGAATTTGAGTTATCAACTTTTATTTGATAACTGGTGGTTGTGGCAAAGGTTGCCAGCTTTAACATATCTAATCCGTGAGGATTTATCTTCCGTGTCACGCCAGTTTCTATTGCCGAATACCTTTACTTTAACGCGCCCGTCGCTCATTTCCTTAATCAAATTGCATTTCATTTTGTAGTAATGCGGCGGTTGTTTTTTACCGTTGCAACAATGTCTGCACTTTAACAAGTATTCGCCAGACCATTTGTCTATTGCCGCCATTTATTCACCCCGCAGTTTGTCTTTATATTGCATATCCGCTGGGAGATTGATTACATTTAACAGCGAACCTTGTTCATTTGCGTCTCTGTGTGCAATCATCCATTCTTTGAAATTTGATAGTTCTGAATCAGAATCACCGAGCTTCTTGTTTACATCATCTTTGCGTGTAACCGATTCAATCATTCGATCTCTTAATTCGCTATCAAACAACGCCCAATGCGCTTTCGTAAACATGACTAATTTAGACGGTGTGTGATAGCCAATCGTATTATCGAAATAGTCGTAAAACATCTGCCGAAACATCGATACCGGAATATTTATATTCAGTTTTACTTCGTTCATAACAACTCCTTTCTGGAAAAAGACCGCACTTTGATTTAAAGTGCGGTCTTATTTATTTAGTCTAATACGCCCTCGTAGAAATCTACGTCGGTAATATTGGCTTTCAATTTTTCCAATGTTGTATTAAACGCGTCTTCAACCACTTTTTCCGGATTGATTAATTCGTACCACAAGAACAGCGAACCGTCTTTAATGCGATAACGAATGCGCGCTTTTACTTGGTAGTAATCGCCGTTATGGAACGGCTGGATGCCCAACACAATTTCTTCCGGTAATTTTGCGTTACCGCCGCCGGTTTTTTCGTCTGTGTAAGTGAATGACATAGTGCCGTCTTGTAGGCGTTTAACCGACTTAAATTCAGATTTGCGGGTTTCTTCAAAGGCAAGCACCATTGCCAACAATTCGGCGCCGTTTACGATATTGCCGTCAGTTGCGATGCAATGAATGTTGTTTTCCAAGAATGCACCAAATTCAACTTGGCTCATTGCCTGTTTGTCTTTGCGCGTCCATTCTTTCCAATCTTTTGAGTAAGGACAGTTATAAGTTGCGGTATGGTCTCCCCAACGTGGATTAGCCGGATCTGCGTGGTAGTCAAAAACGGCAGTAATTTCCAATTCATCTAAGTCGGCAAAAATAGCGGTGCCGGCTACCTTGAATTTGTTGGCGTAATCAATTAAGGACTGTTCGGTTTTTAAGTTCAGATTTTGGCGCAGGCGGTTAGGCGCAGGCTGTAATTTTTCCAACGATTCGATGCTGAACTCGTTATTTAAAATAACGGCTTTATAACTATCTTCAACAGGCAGTCCATTGATCGCAAGTTTGGCAATATCGTTTACGGTTGTTTTTTCCATTTGTTTTTCCTCTTCTGGAGTTAATAAAAAAACCTGTCGTGTGACAGGCTGGTGATTAAGATTTACGATTAAGCTTAAGCTGCGGCGGATCTGCTAACGACTTTCAGACCGCTTGCCGGTTTATCTTCGACGGTTTTCAAATCCATTTTAAGTTGGTTTGGGTCATCGAAAAGCACGTCACCGTCAGCCGTTGAGAACACAATGCTTTCTTCGCGATCCAATTCAGGGATTTTTGAATTAACCATTGGTGTGATTTTGATTTGGTTTTCGGTGCGTGTGTTAAGCATGGATACTTTCAGGCTTAATGTTAGCGTCCCTTGTTTGCGAGTTTCGCGGACCGCCTTAATTACTTCAGCGAGTGCGTCGGTTAATTCTGCGTTTAATTCGCCGCGATTAAGTTGAGATAATGTTTTGTCAAAGTTAGTTTTGCTCATGTGAGCCTCCAGTTATTTAAGGGTTGTTTGTAGATAAAAGAAAACCCGCCTTGTGAGCGGGTGTTATTCAAATTAGTTTTATCGATTTTTTACTTCTTTAGCCCATTGTGACAATTCCTCTTTTCCCTCATCATCTAATTCCCCCTTTCGATCCATTTCAATTAACTTATCGTAGTATCCCTTTTCTTCCTCACTTAGGGGTTGTGGGATTGGAGGGAGTTTTAGCCAGCCATCTTTAAAATTATGTATTTCCCATACCGTTCCATCATCGCATAATGCGACAGTTCTGCTTTCCACTAGGCTGAATTCCGTCTCCGGCATGCAGTCTGAAGTGATCTGAATAATCTTTCTCATTTTTCTACCCTACAAATAATTAAATCACGGCTCTCTATGCGATCGTATTCTCGGATGTCGCACTTTCTAGATTTGGCAAATTTTAGTGCGTATGGAAATTCTTTGGTTCGCATATAAACATACGCAATATCGCCATGCCTCATAATGTCCATTACGTCTTTATAATGGATAGGTGCAATAGATGTAAATTTAGCCATATTCATTCCTTATACGCTTTCAGCGTTTTAACAAATTGCGGGATATGTTCGTCAAACGCTTTCATTAATTTTTCATCGCGCGCGGCGGTGAACAGATAAAGCGTTTGTTTTTGATATTCGGGGCAGTAACTTACAAAGTCCCAAGTTTCGTAGCCCGTTACCCATAAATTCGCCTGCACCTGTATGACGTACTCAGCCGGCACGCCACCCTCAAGCAAATAGCGGATATGAGTACTCATTTTCGGGCATTTGATTTCAAGCCCTTTTTTGAGTGACGGAATTAATCCGTCGGGACTAACCATAATCTCGCGGTCTTCATTGAGATACACGCCGCCGACCTGAATAACGTCATTGCCGGTTAAAAACTCGTAAGCGGCGCGCGCCTGTGGTTCGAGCTGGTTGCCGCGCTCCATAAAACCGGATTTAAACGTATCGCCGCCGCCTAAAATGCTTTCTTCGATCAGCTCCGCCATGTATTTAATATAGCTTGCCGATTTCTTGCCGGTGGCGGTGACGATGTTTTCAAACCCGGTCGCGGTCGGAATGCCCAGCCTTGCGGCTAACCATTCTTCCGAGCCTTGTTCGCAATCTAGGGTTATTAATCCGTCGATCATAGCGGGATATTATCTCCAAGATTTTCATCATTGTTTTGGGCGGCGCTTTCCCGCGCGTCCAGTTTGCGATTTAATTTACCGATAAAATCGACCGCACTTTGCGTTGATAATCTTTCAATACTGTCCGCGCCGTAATAAGCGAGGGCTTTCTCAACATTCGTACCAGTAACTTCGATCAGTTGTTGTAGAGTTTGTAACTGCTCGGCAGTAATAAATTCTATGGGTTTAACATCAATTACGTTTTGTTTCGGCGTTACGTTAATTGGCTCTTTTTGCGCTTCGGCAATGCGATCGGCTTCGTCTTGGTCATAAATACCGGTAAAGCCGAAAGCAAGGCGCGCGCACTGGATCATTGCTTTGTGGCGGAGCATTCGTTTAGGGTGGGTTTTCCACGGCCCCATATCGCGGTAACATTCGCTCATATATTCAGTGACCGAAATCGGCTTGGAGCGGTCTTTGCGGTAGATGCGACAAGTGCATTTTTCATCGTCGAGGTCGAACTCGATTCCGTCGAATTGCGGGTTTTCGTTTAAAATTCGCGCCCAACCGTCCACACCAACAATCGGCACAATACCGTTGCTTTTATCGGGGAAAGCGTAGATTTCTTTCGTCCAAGGATTTAATCCGTATTGATTGGCGACAATTAAAAGTGCGGTCATTTGGCTGTCGTTTACAGTGCCTTTGAATGCCGTATTTTTTAACGTGGTCATCAGATCCGAACCGTCGACAATTTCAAATCGGTTAGCTAATTTTTGCGAAAGTGCTTGTAATGTTGTTGCCATTTTATTTTCCTTTAGTTTGTCTATAAACAAAACCGCACATAAAAGTGCGGTCGGATTTTGCGTTGTTTTTAGAAGTCGATTTTGACTGCTTTTGGATTAAAGCTTCGCAAGTGTTTTAATACACGCCAGTTTGTCATCTGGTCGATGTCAAAATCACTTGTGATGCGGTTTAAGATTTGGTTTGTTGAGCGTAGCACGCTTAAATATTCGTAAGCCTGTCCGTAGATTTGCCCGCTCATGTTCGAGCCTAAAACGTTAAAGGCTTTTTCGATATGTTGGAAAGTGCCGACACCACGCTTAAAAGCGAACCACAGCCAAGCAAGCTGTTGAAGTTCATACTCGGTAAATTCAAAGGTGAATTTTTGCGGTTCCGGCAAGGCGAGTTGTTCGCCCATTTGGTAGCGTCCTGTTTTGCGGATGGTCGGTAAGACTTCTTCCATGACCCACGCCTCAAAAGGTTCGGCTTCGGGTTTGCGTGATTTGATGATCAGGCGGTAGAGGTTTGGTTCGTTGATAAATGTCGCTTCCTTTTTACCGCTTGGATAGCTGATGTAGCGTTTCGCGACACCAGCTACTTTGCAATGTTTGCTAATGGCATCGCGCGGATTTGCGTAGCCAAGAATTTCGCAGACATCGTTACCGCTGAACCAGTATTCATTGTTTGGATCGGTAATTACGCGAACAGGGGAATTTTTAAAGCTGAAGTCTAAGAATTGGATTGGATTTGACATTTTTTGTACCTTATGTTTTTTAGTTAGTATCGCCACTTAGTAGGTGGCAGGCTTCAACTACCGAACATAAGACCGGCGGAGCTTATTTCCCGTGAGGGTGTTTTATTTAGCTCTCTCGACCCGCCATAGTGGGCAATACCTAAATTTTAGGTACAAAAAAACCGCTTTCTGTCGGGTGCGGATAGCCGCTTATGTTTTAGTAGTGCGGTTATCTTAATCCGAAGTGGGGCGGTTGTCAATTAGCCTTCACTGGTTTTAATGTTACTTCGTATTTGTCGCCGTAAACGGCTTTAACTTCGCGCGCGATAGTTACTGCGTCAGCTTGCGGCATTGGTGGCAACGAAATTTGGATAACAAAACCGTGATTTTCAACTGCGCTTTGCGCCGGTGCCGCAGGTTGGTTTTGCGCTTCCATTTCCTGCGCGACCGCCGCCGCTTCCGCCTGTACTTTTGCCTGTTCTTCCGCTTCCAGCTTGGCTTTCTCGGCTGCTGCTTCGGCGTCTGCCTTGCGTTGTGCTTCGCGTTGCTTTTCATCTTCGATACGCTGCGTGACAATATCTTTCAAGTCGTCTTCGCCGGCGATCAGTTTCACCGCGTCGGAGAATAGATATTCATGCGAGATTGGGATAAGTTTTAAACGCGATTGCAGGCGCGCGATTTCCGACATTAATTCAGCGAGTACCAACGCCTTTTCGGCATTTACCGATTTAGTCAATCCGTCAATAGTGCGTTTGTTTTTTGTCGCCCATTGCATACGTTGGTTTATTTCGTTCTTCGGCGTGGTAATTTCCAAGGCAAGTGAAATTGTGCTTTCGGTGCAAGTTTTATTGCGCACGTCCATGATTTCCGCTATTGCCTCCTCGGCGATACGTTGGCGTACTTCTGTTTCTTTGGCTTTTACCAACTTATCGCGACTTAAACGTTCATCGCGGAATTTGTCCGCGATCGATTCCGCCTGTTCGATCAGTTTATTAATATCGCCGCGCTGTGCGTTTTTAATTGCCGCGCGGGTTTTATCTTCCAACTCTTTAAGGATTTTCACTTCTTCCTTTGCGCGCCCGAAATCTTCGTCAGTCTCAAAGGACTGTGTGAGCGTTGATAAAAATTGGTCCGCTTGTTTTTCAAAGTCGGCGATATTACACGTCAGCACTTTACTTTCTGTGCTGATAATTAATTCAAATTTTTGTTCTTGGTTTTCCATTTTTAACCTCTGCCGTAGCAATTACTTTTCCAATAGTCGCAATCATCGTCCGCAGGATCTTCGTCATCTTCCGGCGGTTCGTCGCGTTGCGGTCGTTCTTCCAGCGATTCGTAATAATCGTCCGGATTGTCGAAACTAAACACGCTACCGCGTCTTACTTTTCGCATTTCGTTGTTCCTGTAAAAGTGCGGTAGTTTTTCGTAAGTATTTTTCGGTTCTGGCATCGAGATTCGGTTGCCATTCGCCGTTTTCTTCGATCCATTGTGCTTTTGCTTTCGCAATGGTTTCCGCGCTGATTTGCTCACTTACCTCAACATCGTTGTAATCTGTCGCATATTCGGCGGCGTTAGCAGGGTTGAGCCAAAATAACGCGGTACAACTAAGCGCAAATGCCAAAACTGCGGTAATTAAAGTTTTTAGTGACTGTTTCATTTTTTCGATCCTCGATTAAAGTAAAACCAAAGCCATTGCGGCAGGAAGAAAAGCTGCAACAACGATTACAAACAATAAAAAATCAATAACGTTTTTCATTTTTAATCCTCAAAAAAAATGCCCTCCGAAGAGGGCTAACAACCTAAGGAACCAAACAGAACAGCACTCGATCCTCTTTCTTACTACCAACAACACACAACGTTAATTAATCACAAGACCGAATGCCGTTTTGTTTAATTGCCATTTCTTTATGCTTGTAATGGCTTCAAGCCAGAAAAGGGACGAATAAATAATTACGCTATGCCCTTAGCCTCGGAGCGGCTTAACCTATCCCTTTTTTTATCAGTTAAGCGGCATTTTTGTTATCTCGCACTTGTAGCAAGTCAGTGCGAATTACTGCGATAACAGTTTTTTCCAAAGAGATTGATTCTTTATTTTGCGGCTCAATCTTAAGCCCTGTTATCGTCTCTCCGATATGTCAAGTTCTGCCACTTTGTCACCCGCCCTTACATTTGCCCTTTCAGTCGGGAGCTGCTTGTATCATTTTTCAGATTGCTTAGAACATTGAATGCCAGTGTTGCCTTTTCAGCTCTCACGACCTTGCGAGCCGTGTGCCTAAGCTCCTAATCCCTCTATGATTAGTTCGCGCAAGTTTACTTGTCAGGGTCTAACCAACCTTTCCCGTCTCCTCGAGGTTGTTAACATTCGTTCGCACAAGCACCAAATTGTCTAAAACTCAAAACAGGTTAATGATGAGCGCCTTTCTTTATGCTTGTAAGGCTCAAGCCCTCTTGTATGCGACTACAACGAGGAATATAATGCTCTCTGCGACTACAATTTAATCAGAGGAACATCATGGAAGAGTACGCCAAGTTACTTAATACCATACTTACCAAGGTAGTTTTTAATCACATGACCATGTTCTTCGTTTTCTTGTTTGTTGGCTTTACGTTCATCCCGTACGAATTAACGTTGTATCTCAACGCTAAAACACCGGCATTCTTTCCTGATTGGTTCACTCTTGCCAATTTTGGTTCTTTGATATTTGCGTTGGTTTCTACGATGATTTGGATTCTTATTTCTAAATCGACCAAATCAATTATTTCAAAACTGCGTGAATCATTAAAAACTAATTCAGAGCAAGCTAGATTAATCAATCTACTTCATAATTTATCAACAGAAGAGCAACATGTTCTTGCAATGTCCTGCCTTAATGAGCGAATTATTTTCCCAGATAACAGAACTCAGCTAGCCATTGAAAAACTCTTGTCAAAAGAACTTATTTCGTACGGCTGGACTAATGATAAATATGAGTTAAATCCACTTATTCGCAATGTTGTTCTTGCTGAGCTCGATAAGAGCATGAATTCCCATCATTAACCTGTTTCAAATTTTTAAAGAGCAACTCAAAGTGTTTTGCTTTGATGTGGCTTATTCTACTTAAAGTAGATTTAAATGCAACTAAAAATTGCGTAAAAGTAGAGTTTTTTCCTATTTAAAGTAGTAAGCATTTGATTTTGAATTGAATTTATTTTTGACTATTTGCTGAATTTGTGACCTAGATCACAAATTTTGAACAAAAAAGAATAGATTATTGATATGAAAGCGGAGGTTTTTGATGAATCTTTTATATTTTTGTCTATAATTGCGTTAATTTTTAACTCAGAATTAGAATCAGAAATAGATGTCAATTAATCGAATGCTTGATAAGGACGTTCGCCAAGCGGTAAAAGACAAAATATTAAAGGCACATATTAACGATCCATCTACGCTGGTCATTGATGAATTGGGGTTAGATCATGGGCGTAATAGAGTAGATATTGCTGTAATTAATGGTGAGTTACATGGCTATGAACTAAAAAGCGATTCTGACAATCTTTTACGTTTACCACAGCAATCTATGGCTTATTCGTCTATTATGGATAAGGTCACTCTAGTTGTTGGAGAAAAGCATGTTCAGGAAGCGATTAATATTGTTCCTGACTGGTGGGGGGTTAAGATTGCTACGATGAATCCTCGAGGAGGCGTGAATATTGTTACTTATCGTCGCAATAAAAAGAATAAAGATATTGACCCACTTGAATTATCAAAACTCATCTGGAAAGAAGAGGCGTTAGCTTTACTAGCGATAAAGATTAAGGTTGATTGGCGCATTCGCAAGCTTACAAGAAAAGACATCTACAAATTAATCGTAGATACCTTTTCTTTAAATGAGATAAGAGATAATACTAGGGCTATATTGAAATCCCGCGTAAATTGGCGCTAATCTGGCGAGTAACAAAGGTTATATGATGATTATGACCTACCCTAACCCAACTTCCCATATTACCTGGCCCGCACATTTGAGTGCTGCAATCATATAAGTATTTATCTCCCCATGAGTAGCTTTCCCCCATAAAGTATGGAGAGTTAACTATATACCCTGCCATTGCGTGATATTGTCCAAATCCGGACGAATGTGAATGAACTTGGTAGCCGACTGCAAAAAGATAACTATCTGAGATAGTATATCGTATTTTTGCATTTGGATTTACAAACGTCATAGGCTCCGCTTCGTCTGGATGCGTTATTGAATAGTCGCCAAAAATAATAGGGTTATTTTGTGGTGCTGAAATATAGTAATCATAAAAACCAAGCCATTCAGTTCTTGGCTCTATGCCAAATGGCATATAGTTATCTCTTGGTAACTCACTTGGGATGGATGAACCTGTAATAATTATATTTATATTTGGCGATATATAACTAGAAATATGGCTAATATATGTTGATATATTAAATGAATGGTTCTGTCTGCTTGTTTCTATGTCACTTCCAAAGTCCAATATAACATCTGTTACATTTGATAATGAGCCAATTAATTGTTTTAAATTATTTGGTGTGGAGTGTGAAAAATTTCTTATTCTTACTAGTATAGCTGATGATATTCTATTTTGGATTGTGTAATTTATAGCAGTTTGATTAGGATTATCTAAGTGAATTACAGGAGTGAATGGGATATTATGATTAGCAAGATCAGAAAAGATGTATGTAACGTGATCTAATTGATTTATATTGAAGTTATTTACTTGACATATATCAATAAAAACCTCTCTGAAGGTCCATTTATTATTTAAATTATTGGCTAATGATGTCGCTCTCTCGCGACACTTATCTTGAGTTAAAATAAATAACGGTTTTATCTTGTTTTTTATTTTCTCATCCAGTTCACTCAATGCTAAAAACTCATTTTGTTTGGTTTTCAAAACAGGAACGTAAATAAAGTTCTCCATAATCTTCCCCTTAGGTTAGCTGTTATTAAAGATCAACGATATCCAGTGTTAGTTTCTATAGTAAAACTGAATACCAAAAGACTTTCCCAATGACTGATATATCTTGCATGTCTGCTATCTCATCCGGATGTTCTTCGCTGTTGTAACTACGTATTTTCACTTGTTCATTTGGCATATTGTAGAGTAGTTTTATGCGCAACAAGCCGCCGTGATTGATAGCGTAAATCTTGCCGTCTCGGATTGTCTTATTGCCCAAATCAATTCCTACCGTTGTTCCATCTGGAATAACCGGTTCCATTGAATTTCCGTCAGCAATCACACATACCGCGTTTTCGTACTGTACGCCTTGTTTACGTAGTGTTGCTTTGGAAAAACGCAATTTGAAGTTGTTATAGTCCTCTATGTCATCAGCAAAGCCGTTTCCGGCAGCAAGCTTAATATCTTGATAAAACGGGACTGCGTATTCATCGTTATTTAGTGGAGTATTGCGATCCCATAAGTCGAATGAGCCAACGTCTTTCACATTAGAAGTTACTTGATTTTCTAAAGAATCGGCTGTTCCGTATTTCAAATGAGCAGGGCTAACTCCAAAGTACTTCGCCATAGCTTCAATTTTTTTATCTCTCGGAGTCGCAGTGCCCAAAGTGTAACGTCTAGCCATTTCATAGGTTACGCCAATAGATTTTTGTAAATCCACAATATTCTTGCCTTGTTTAGCCATTAATTCATTAAGCCGGCTTGCTAAATCTGTCATAGACACTCCTTTATTCTACTAAAGGTAGAAGATACAAAATTAAAATAGTTGATTCAATTCTATTTTTAGTAGTAGAATATCTCTACTTTAAATAGAGAAAAGAGGTTAAAATGCTACCAATCGAAAAAGCTTATGAAATCGTGGGCGGTATTTCGGCTATGGCTCGACATTTCAATCTTACCCCTTGGGCTGTTTCCAAGTGGCGTGAAAAAGTTCCTGCGGAACGTTGCGCAAAGATTGAAGAGCTTACCGCCGGAAAAGTTAAGAAATCCGAATTACGCCCTGATTTGTGGGATTAATTTACCAACAGGCAAGCGCAATGGCACGCAATAAACTCACCCGATCCGCAAAACCACTTTCAGATCGGGTTATGAACAAATACTGGAAACAGAAACAATGCGAGATCGCGGACGAAATGGAATGTTCGCCGTCCACGTTGAGCCGTTTTGTCAGCAATGAAGACGCTAATCAGGCGTTTAATTTTATTGCGGCAAACGGGTTTGATGTTTTCGATGTGAATTCTCATGTAGCAATTGAGAAATCAGAGTTGGAACTGCTTTTATTGGCGGCAAAAGGCTTTGACGACCGGTTGCGCGAGAAATATTTGGGCAAATAAAAAACCACGGCGGCAACCGTGGCTATTTACTAAGAAAAACTTAGGAATGTAAAACATGGAAAATATTAATCAAAACGAGACGACAAGTCAAACACAATCAGCTCAGATTTTAAAAGCACTCAAAAACGGCGAGAGATTAACGCACTTGGACGCGGAAAAGCGCTTTAACTGCTTACGTCTTGGTGCCCGTATCTACGACCTTAAAAAACATGGTCACAACATCATCAGCAAAATGATTACCGTGCCAAGCGGAAAGCGTGTTGCCCAGTATTGGTTGGAGGCGTGATGAGTAAAACATTCAGCAAATCAAAAAGATTGTTAGTTGCGGAGAAATTTAACTGGCATTGCGCATACTGTGGCGAAAAATTATCTAACGAAACTATGGTAATTGATCACGTTGTTGCCAAGTCGAATGGCGGTTCAAATCATATTGATAATTTATTCCCTTCTTGCCGCAAATGTAATAGTTCAAAAGGAGTTAAAACTCTTGAGCAATTCAGGCTTTTCTTATCTTTCAAGAAAGCTATCCCCACACCAGAATTCAGCCAATGCCAGATTGAATTCTTAAAGAGAAGAGGCGTATTGAACGTCCTGGGTAATTTTAAAGAGATTAGATTCTTCTTTGAGGAGAAATTTTGATGAGTATTGGAAAATTATTAATTGACGATCAGCCGTTACAAGTTCTTCCTTCTTTAGCTAAAGCTATAGGACTTAACGAAGCGATTTTTTTACAGCAATTGCACTACTTCTTGCGTATTAGCAAAAACCGTGCTGATGGTCGTTCTTGGGTGTACAACACAATCAAAGATTGGCAAGCAGAATTTTCTTTCTGGTCACTAAAAACGGTACAAAGAACAATTGAAAGTCTTGAGGAAATGGGGCTTGTTCTATCCACTGACAAATTTAACAAAATAAAAATGGATAAAACGAAATGGTATTCGATTGACTACGAGAAATTATCTGAAATTCAGG